TCGGCATCGTCACACTTTCGACGAATAATTACCGTTACCTGATCTCATCGCTCACAACCCCGAGCGCTGGCTCGGATATGCAGCGCGAGGACCGCGAAAGCTTTATTCAGCCGGACTCCGGAAATCGCATCAAATACTTGACGCCCCAAGAGTGGGATCGGAAGTACCCGAAGGGCATTGAAACGGCCATGACGGGATATCCGACCGAATACACGAAATTCGCCGGATACCTGATTTTCAACAAATATGCGACTGCATCCGAAAATGGCGATCTTGTGAATTTCCGCTACTGGAAGCACCCGACGATGCCGGCGACGGGCTCGCCCAACGCGACCCTGGATATCCCTGAACCGTTCGACCGGCTCGTCCTCATTCCCTTGGCCACGATGAAGACGATGGTCTACCTCGGAAACGACGAGGCGGCCGCCCATCGCGTGACGGTATTCGGAAACGGCCAGGACATTGAAGGGAACCTGGCGAAGCTTCATGAAATATACGGCTCCCCGGAGCTAAAACCGAGAGTGAGTTTTAACGCCTAATGGTCATGGCCGCGCCTTCCAGCCTGAAGGCCTTTACCTATCAGAATTTCAGGGGCATGAACCGGACCTCCGACCGGCTCAATATGTCGCCTGAATTTGCCTATGACATCCAAAACGGCTACATCAAGCGGGACATTAAAAGCGGCCTCGGGGTCATCCGGCAGCGCGACGGCGTTACGAAGCTGAACAGCGTTTCTTTTACGAACGCCTGCAAATACATCTTCGAGCCGAAATGGAACGGCGGCGGAACCGACGTTTTTATTCGGGAGGGGACGCGCTGGGCGAAGTTTAACGGGACAGACACGTTCACGGACTTGGACACCGGCCGTGGGAGCGGAGTCCGCGGGATGGCCGTTATGTTCGGGAATGAAGTCATTATGGTGGACGGCGGGATCCCGAGGAAATGCACGGCCGCCTATGCCGTCTCGAACCTTTCGTCGGACGCGAACATGCCCCAGGATTCGACGGCGGTACACGTCCATCAGCACAAGGTATGGCTTAACTCGACAACCAACCCGATGAAAGCCTATTGCTCGAAAACCGACAACGCCAATGGCGCGACCGCCTGGACAGGCACGTCGGACGCGGCGGTGCTCGATTTCTCGTATATTCTGCCGGTCGGCGACACGCTGATCGGGTTTAAGACCTTCGCCGAAAAGTTTCTCGTCTTCATCTTTAAAAAGCATGTCGTGATTTTCGACTGCGGCACCGACCCTGCGAATTTCGCACTTCAGCAGATCATCCCCTTAAACTGCGTCTCGGGGCACGGCGTTCTGGCCCTCGGGAATGACCTGGCTATCACGTCGCTTGAAGGCGTGAACAGCTTCCGCTCCTCGATGGCTAACCAAGACCTCGACACGGACGACCTTTCCAAATACATCGCGCCGCTTTACCGTGAAATTCTTTCAGAAGTTGCAGACAAGGGCGACGTGTCGCTCGGGTTTTCCCATAACCTGAACCACCTCTACGTCGGGCTTCCTTCGGCGTCGCGGCACCAGATCCTCGTGTACTCGCTCGATATCAAGAATTTCGTCGGGCGCTGGGAGGGTTACAAGTGCCATAGCTTCTGCGAGCGCCAAGACGGGACCATGCTCGTTGGCGGCGATGGGTATGTTTACAAGATGAACAGCGGAACCAACGATGACGGGGCGGCGATCGCTTTTCAGTACTCGTTTCCGTTTCTCTACTTCGGAGACCCGAACCGGAATAAGGCCGCCCGGCAGTTTGAGGGCATCATTAAGCACGACGCGGCGAGTGCGAACTTCACGATCAATTTTGACTACTGGTACGGTGTCGGAAGCGCCTCATCTTCGACATTGAATAAAGCTATCACGCTCACAGCCGACATCGCGCTTTACCGGTCGGCCCTCTACCGGGCGTCCTATTATCGGGCATCTGGCAACACTCGCTTTCAGACCTCCGACGTCCTCGGGCGAGGGAAGCAGCTTGCAATCGACATTTATCACTCCGTACTCAACGCGACGATTGAAATCCCTTATTTCATCGTGCGCGTTAAATTCGAGAACGAAAAAATAAGGTAAGCCATGTCGACTGAATACTCTCGATATTTTAGTGCCCTTGCCGACTTTAACGCCGGGAACCCCATCGACGACCGGGATCTCGACGGGGAGTTTGACGCGATCAAGACCGCGCTTAATCAAAAGGTGCTTTGCAAAGCCACGGCCCCTTCTTCACCGATCGACGGTCAGACCTGGATTGACACGACAACTAAGCACCTTAAGCGTTATCGCAACTCCGAATGGGTGATTCAGGGCATCGTTCATGTCGGGACGTCCGCGCCGGCAACGGTCCAGTCTGGGGACGTCTGGATTGATACCTCTGGATCTCAAAATCTTCTGAAGCTCCGAAACCAGGCCAATGACGCCTGGATCAGTCTGGGGGCGCTCCCAAAAAACTGGCGGAACGGCCTTCGGTGCAAACAGGCATCAACTTCAACGATTACGGTTGAGCTGGGGATGCTCGAAGTCAACGGCGCCTCAATCGAGAAAACAACCGAGACGACCCTGAATCTTGCCACAGACGCCCATTGGGCCGGCGGCACGAACCTTCGCGCTACCTCGACGTATGGATATATCGGCGTCGATGGCTCAGGGAACATTAAAATGCACACCACGGCCCCGTCGCACTCGGATTATGCGGTCTCGAATACGAGCGGCAAAAAGCGCTATGCGACATGGTCCGGAACGGTCTACCGGATTATTGGATGGTTTTACATGAACGCGACCGGGTCCGGCGAGCTCAGCAGTTTCGAGGTTGGGAACATCGCCGAAATAGGCGTGACAAACTCTGTCGTCCGCGCAGGTTCAACGGACGACACGATCAACGACACGACTTACGGGTCCGACCTTACCGAATGCGAGATCCATTTTTATACGAGCGGCGGGCCTGTCCGGATGGATGCGGGGCTTTATATCTCCAACACCGCCGCCGGGATTGATATCGTAACGGCCCTCTTTGACGACGGGGCTGACATTGCCAACTCCGAGCGCGGGACCAATTTCGGCGGGGCGGGCCAGACGGGGCAGCTTCACCTTCATTACCAGACGACCTACGCACAGGGCCCGAAAACGATCAACGTCCAAATGAAGGTCGGTGCCTCAAGCCTGACGGTGTCTGAGAAAACGGTCATTTTAACCGAGCTGCCGTGAAGCCGATTATTGGAAAACGCGTCATCTTGTTTGAAATCGAGCCTCACGAATTCGAGGACTTCGCGCGGATGCACCGCGAAGATGAGCGCGGGTTCATGCAAAAGATGTGTCTTAAAAAGATGACCCAGGACGAGGCCAATAGTTACGTGGAAATTCTTTTCCGGACGCTTCAGCTTACCGGATTCTCGGTCATGACGAAGGAAGGGAAGGCCACGCGCCGGGCGGGGTACGTCTATATATCGGATCTGACAGAAAACGGCTGCTCGATTTCCGGGATGATGGGCAAAGACTTTATGCAAGGCCTTGGGCGCCAGATCCGGCGCGGCAAGTACACCTATTCAGAAGACGCGATCCGGACGCTTGTGGACTTTTGCTTCCGGACGTTTCCAAAAATGCACCGCATCGAAATGTCGGCCCTTGAGTCGAACAGGCCGAGCCTTGCCTTGATCGAGCGGTCAGGATTCAAGAGAGAAGGAGTCCTTCGGGACTACTTCACCATAGACGATAGGCGTGAAAACGTCGTCGTACATAGCGTCCTCCGAAATGAGTGGGAGAGCTATGTCGCTGAAACAAAAGAAACCAACGATCTCGATTCCCGAGTTCAAGAAACCCACGCCGCCGTCGTTTAGCGCGTTCGGACTGACTTCAGGATACAACGGGAATTCATACGGGCTTACCGAAGACGCCCAGGCTCTTGCAGATCGCACCCAGGCCGAATCCATCCGGCGCGAGCTCGTCAGCGCCTTGGGTCTCAAATCCGGGTCGATGTCCGACCCGTATGCCAACCTCTTGGCCGATGAATCGCTAAGGATTGCCCAGCCTAGGCTTGAAAACGCGTTGATCGGCCGCGGTCTCGGTGGGTCTTCTGTCTATCGGGGGGCCCTTTCAGACCTTATCAGCCGCGCCTCAACTGAGGCCGCGCTTGCCTCGAACGAAATGAAGCTCCGGAACCTCGAGGCGCTTCAGTCTGGCTACCTTCTCCCGTACTACCAGATGGGACAGAACCTCCTCGGGCTTTCGGCGAATGCCGGCCAGGCAGATGCTGCCCAGGCGGCTGCGATGTACCAGGCGCTCTTGCCGTATACGGCGAAGGTGAACACGCCGAAGGAAAGCGGGCTCATGGGGGCTTTGACGGGCGGCCTTCAAGGCTTCTTTACCGGCGGACCTCTTGCCGCTCTTGTTGGGGCCGGATCCGGATATATGAATTCAGCGCGGCCGGCATCCTCCGAGTCCTACATGCTGTCCGACTATTATCCAAAAAATACCGGCCTGAGTCTTCAAAACCTCCTCGGGCTTCAAAATCTGGCCGGCCTTCGGGGGATATTTTAATGAATACACGCGACCTTATCGCACTTGCAAAGCTCCAACAAGAGCGAGAGGAAAGACCCGGCGCAATCTCTGGACCCGGCCCAATGATGGGCGAACCCGCCATTATGGGTACGCCGTTATCCGCGCTGGCTCAACTCGTGCAACAGACAAGCGCTCCGGTACACACCCCGGCGCAGGCCATGAACGCGCTTGCCGGAGGATACATGCAAAACCGCCAGGGCCAGGCGTTGGCCCGATTCCGTGACGGTTTCTTGCAAATTGCCCAGAACCAGAAGCTTGATCCGCAGACGAAGATGAATACCCTGGCCAGCCATATCGTCGCGTATGGCGGCAATCCGGAAGACTTTAAAGACATCTTCGGGATGCTCAGAGACCAGATGAACAATCAGCTCGAGTACACGAAGCACAGGCAGAATATGGCGGCCGAGACGTATAAGAATTTTAAAGACAGACAAAATGGAAGCGCCCTGAGCCCATCGCTTCAAAAAGCGAAGGATGAGCGCGTCGCAACGCTTATTTCGATGTCCGAGGAAAACCCGATTAAGCTTGCAAGGCTAGACGAGGCCGAGGGATTCCTCAAGTCATTGCCAGCGGTGCTTCAGGGGCGGCTCGGAAAAATCAACATCAAGGCGATGCAAGAGGCAGACCCGAATAACCCAATTCTCGGTCAATGGCAGAACTTAAAGTCCATTTTGACTGAGGCGCAGCTTGATTACGTCACGAACACAAAAGGCGCTGTTTCTGATCGCGAAATGATCCTCTTCGGACAAGCAGTCGCTAATGACGACCTCCTGTCCGTTGCCAGGATGGCCCCGCAGATCAAGAAACTCCGAAACAGTATCAAGGCGCGTCAAAACGCAGCGATCAACACGTACAAGACGTTATACGGGGAAGACCCAGCGACGTTCGCGCGTTTTTCCGACGTTGGCGCACCAGCACACGCATCAAACACGCAGAATGTGGCTGCGCAGACTGTAAGCGGGGTCCCTCAGGCCGGCCAAATGTTTAATGGCCTTAAAGTTGTTTCGGTGAAGAGGAAAAAATAATGGCGATCTGGGAAGTCGAGCTCGAGGACGGGTCCGTTTACGAGATCGAAACGGAAGACAAGCCCAATCTCATGACGGCGCCAGGCACGACGCTTGCAAGAAGCGGCGGTGAATTCATTGGAAGCATCGCCAATGCCGTGATGCACCCGATTGAGACCGTTAAAGCTCTTGGCGGTTTGGCTATTGGGGCAGGTCAAAAGATGATCCCAGGAGTGCAACCGCAAGAGCGCTATGTCGACAGTCTTGCGAATGTTTATAGGGATAGGTACGGAAGCCCAGATCTTGCGAAGACGACGCTTCTTGAAGATCCTGTCGGAGCGCTCGCGGACCTGGCGATGCTGGCGAGTGGTGGTGGCGCCGCTGCGGCTAAGATTGGCCAGGTTGGGCGCGTAGGCCGTCTGGAAGCGCTCGGGAATCTAGCCGCAAAAACCGGAAACGCCATTGACCCCATTGCCGGGACGGTATCATTGCTTGGCAAGGGCGCTGAGGCGGCTATGGCCGGGCGAAAAATCGCTCCTTTTGCATCAAAGGTTGACGCCGACGTCGTCGACGCTGGAAGGAATTTAGGCGTTGATCTTCCGGCGTCCGCAATTTCTAACAGCCGGGCCGTTCCTGCCATTGAAGCGCTCGCTGGCAAGGGTCTTTTTGGAGGCGGCGTCCAGGATAAGATTGCGCGTGCCCAAGAGCGGATGAGTCAAATCGCAGACGCGATAGTCAAGAAAACAGGGAAGTCGCCTGACCTCGTTACGGCTGGCATGAATGTGCATAAAGGAGCCGAGGCTTATCGCGCAAACTTCATGAGAATTAAAAATCAGCTATACGAAGACGCTATTTTGCCTCGTGATGGCCGCATCATTGAAGTAAATCCGTCAAAGTCACTTGAGTTTATTGACTCTGTCCTGGCCAACAAAAGGGATGCTGCGGAGCTTCTTGGGTCTGCTCAAGACATAGCCTACTTCAAAAATCTTCGAGAAGGTTTAGATCCGAAAAAGACGGTCAAGAGAGAGATCCAGGACCCTTACCTTGGGACGATCGAAAAGGGCGAAGTAATCAACGTGCCTTTGAATGGAAAAAAGGTGCAAGCGGCGATTCGTGAGCTGAACGAAAAAATTAATAACATCTCCGATCCCGTTGCGACCGGAAACAAGGCCACTTTAAAGAAGCTTGTCGCTAGTCTCTCCGATGACCTGGACGCGGCGATTATCCAACAAAGGCCAGACCTTGCAAAGTCGATTCAAACTGCTAATGCGTTTTATAAGCAGGGGATCGACAAGCTCAACAGCGTTTATGGAGAAAAGATTTTTGATCTTGGTAAGGCCGGCCAATACGACAAGATCGTGCCAGCCCTGACGAGCCCAACCACGTCAATTGAGGATATACCCAAGATTTACGAGATCATCGGAAAAGACAACATCCCACAGGTGCAGTCAGCGTTTCTTGAGGAGTTTTTTAAGGCCTCTAAGAACGCGAATGGAGCGTTTACTCCACACGGCGTGACAAGACAGATTGAAAAATATGGGGATGCAAAACTGAAAACGATCCTTACACCCGATCAATACAAGATCGTTAAGGATCTTGGGACGGTTACTCGTGGGATGGGTAAGGCGGAAAAGATCGCTAGCGGTTCGCAAACGGCGTTTCTAACCAGACTGGCAGCAGAGGCTACCCTTTTGTTTACAAACCCTGTCAAAGCGCTTTACTTCATCGGCGGAGACGCGATGATCTCAAAATTCCTCGGCTCAAAGACAGGTCAGGAATTACTCGGTAAGGGATGGCCCCTTGCGCCGGCTGGACGCGCTACGAGAGCATCGTCAGAAAGGCTGGCTCCGAGATTCGCGACTGCCGGTCGCGCGGCGAGGATCGGCGAGGCTTCTAAAGATGCTTAGTCTTAGATTCTTCGCGATCAGCGCACTTATGGCTGAATTCGAGAAATTTAATGACAGCAAATAGTGCAGCCAGAACCGCAAGGCCGATGTACCAAGGCGTGAACACTAATGACATGAAAAACGCCACTAAAACAAAACCAACGATCCAGAAAGCCATTAGTTTCTTTGCCTCCAAATGAATACACTCGATAATGAGTTTGACGATTTTGTAGCAACCATTAATCGACCTGCTCTATTTCCACGAGAAAAGAAAGGCCGAGAATATCTATTAACTGACTCTCGGAAAGTTTACTTATTAGCTCTGCTGTATTTTTTACTTGGCTTTTGTAGTTCTCAAAGTGTCCGTAATCTTTTTTGAGCTCAATTTTGTATTTTATGCCGCACGATTGGCAGCAGGCAAAGAACGGCTTGTTTGTTTCAAGTGGAAAGGGGATATCGAACGGCTGATTACAAGTCGCGCAAGTGGTATTAAAGATCGGTTTTAAGTACCAGACCAATAGCTCCTCCCAGATGCCCTCCGCGGGCAAACCGCAAGTCCTATAAGGCGCTTCTAGTTTACACGCTCCCCGGCGAAATGGGGAAAAAGCGCCTAATAAATTCATAAGTTATTAAGCCATAGGTATTTACAAACATGAAAAACTTTATCGTGGGCTTTTTTTGTGGGGCCGCGCTGGTCGGAACCGCCTGGGCCGCTGCCGGCATCACGCTTGTCAATGGAAACGGCGTTGAAATCGGAACGACCAACAATCCTGTCGTCGTGGAGATCGTATGAAAAAGCTCGCGGCGTTTTCGCTTCTTTCAATGCTCCTGGCGGCGTCTGCCTTTGCCGCGCCGCGGGTAACGCTTGTAGAGGGCGACGGGGACGAACTCGGCGTGACCGGAAACCCGCTCAAGGTAACGGTAAATTCTTTGGACGTTTCCGGGCATGTCGCTTTCGGCGACCTGGCCGCCGTGGACGACACGACGGGCGTGTACCCATCCAGCACGTTCAGCTTGGGCCTCAACAACGAACACACGCTTTCGGACACCTCGAAAGACTATCTCATTGGGCTCCAAGCCGGGACACTTTTTGACCTAAACGCCAACAACACGACGGTTCTTTTATACTCAGCCGCCGCAATCGCCTGGACGAAAGCCACGAACAACAAAAACTTCGGCGCGATGCTCGGGCTTTACGGCGAGTCCACCCACTACGGCACAGGGACGGGAGAGCTTCTTGTCGGCGTGGACGCCTGGGCGATGAATGAATCCAATTCCAACGTCCTTGAAGCCATCGGCTACTGGGTCGAAGGGTACGGAAATTCAGGCTCAGGCACGATGACGAGCGCCTACGGCATCCGCGTCTCCTCCGCAACCAATGACGGCGGCGGGACGCTTACCACGAACTACGGGATTAAGGTCGAATCCCAAACCGCCGGAACCACGGACTACGCGATCCACACGAATACCGCTGCGGCAGCGAACACCTGGGCGCTCTACAACGCAGGCACGGCCAAAAGCTATTTCGGCGGAAACGTCGGCATCGCCGCAACCTCTCCGGACATGGCGCTCGAAGTCAACCACGCCACCGGCCAAAACCTGCGCCTCACTTACAACGATTCGGACGGGTCGGCAACGAATAAGGCCGACTTTACCCTTTCATCGAGCGGCGATCTGACAGTCGCTCCAAGCGGCGGTGATCTATCGTTGACCGGAAACCAGGCAATTTCGGGGTCGATTTCTCAGCTTGGCGGATCCGCCGGGGTTTCTCTCTCGGGAGCCGCCGGTATTTTGTCGATTGCCGGGATCGGCAACACGAACAACAACAGCATGACCGTTGATCTTGAATCAAGCGCAGTCTCAATCACCTTAGATAGCGCCGATTCCTTAGTAATAGATACAAATTTATATATAAACTCTAACAACAATACGGCGTGGGGCGGTTCAACTCAAGTGCAAGCGCAATTTGATACTGCGGAAACCAACGATTCATTTAAATTTGGCCTCATATTAAACTCGGCAACTCTTGGATCGGGAAATTTTATGATCGTTGAGAGTGCTGACATAAACACGAATTTTGGAGTCGGTCTTGTCACCAACCCGACCCTTCGCATTCAATCCGCGGATGCCGCAACGCCGACGGACGCCGTCACGATCTACCACGACCAGACAGACGGACGGATTGATACGGTCGGTGGCGATCTTGTCCTAACGCCGGCCGGTGGCCGCGCGCGGCTTTCAGGAGCCATGCGATTAAACCCGCAAGCCTCCCCGCCGGCAAGCGCGGCTAGCGGAGACATCTACGTCGATTCGACGCCGACGCCAGACGAGCTTTGCTTCTACGACGGCGCGGCGTGGCAGGGAATCTCGTCTGGCACAGATGCAAATTGCGCTTAAAGGAGAAACCATGAAAAAAATCGTTCTATCCATTCTTTTTGTAACCCAAACCGCCCACGCCGCCGAAATCACGCTCACGATTCCGGATGACAAGGTCGGAAGGATCCGCGACTCCTACACCGCCGCTACAGGATGCCTCCCGAACGAAACAAAGGGCGCGTGCATGAAGCGCGGGATCATCCAGCACATCAAGGATACGGTGACGCAGTACGAAGTCGAGCAAGCAACGGAGACGGCAATGACCACACAGCAACAAAGTTCATCCCTGGCGGTTGTCATCAGCTAAACATGAAGAAAACCCTACTTCTTGCGCTTTTGTTGATTCAGTCGAGCTGCGCCGCAGCCCCTCGGGCCACGCTGGTCGAGGGCGACGGCGATGAGATAGGCACGGCCAACAACCCGCTAAAGGTACAAGTTGCAGGCTCGTCTTTAAGCGCGTCGAGTGTCAACGTCCAGACATCAAGCTTTGACGGCAATCTCGATTCGTCCGATGACACGGTCCAGGATGCCTTAAACACCCTGGACGATTTGGTTGTTCAGCTCCCTGTCCTTACGGGCGTCTATGTGGGCGATGGCGCAACGGCCTCAGGCGTTACCACTTCGGTCGGCATCGCCTCGGCCATTTCAGACGAGACGGGGTCTGGCTCCATGGTCTTCGGCACGTCCCCGACCTTCACGACGCAAATCACGGCGCCGCTCGTCTACGGCTCAAGCGCCGACAACGGCGACATCACGATTCACGGCACCTCGAGCGCCACGCGCACGACAAGCTACGTTATCCTTCAGCCGACAGCCGGGAACGTCGGCATCGGGACCACGACTCCGGATGCGCGTCTTCAGGTCTCGGGAACGCTCCACGTCACCGGCAACGCGACGTTCGACGCGGATGTGATCTTCGGCGGCTCGAACGCCTCGACCTTCGGCGACGGCACCGCGGCCACGTACCCCATCACGTTTAACCTTTCCGGCACCGACCACACGCTGACCGCCGGCAGCGCAACGCTCACGACAACCGCGGACTTCATCGTTCCGACCGAGGCCTATGACGCGACCGGCTGGAACGGCGATAACAGCGTGCCAACGAAGGATGCCGTGCGCGACAAGATTGAAACTTTACCCGCAACCGCGAAGTTTCTCATTCCGTTCTACGGCAACAGCTCGAACACGCTGACCCACTACTACGCGATGGGCGCGGTCTCGAACACGACTGAAAATAACGTCCGGCGCTTCCGGCCGCCGTCCAACATCGTTTGCAAAAAAATGTGCTACAGCGTCCAGAACGCGCCGAACCCGGGCACCTGGACCGTCTCTATCAATAAAAACGGCACCGCGGATGCGGCGATTCAAGTGGTTCTTTCAGGCTCCACAACCGACGCCTGCGACACCGATGCGACAGGGGTGTCGTTCACGGCGAACACCGATGATTTGAGCGTCGAGTCCGTCGCCGCCTCGAGCCCCACCGGCACCGGAACGTCCGGCGGTTTCATAGAGTGCGAGTTTGCGTAAGACACTCGTTTTCTTAACGCTTGTCTTTGGCGCGTTTACCGCGCCGGCCTTGGCCGCGCCGGTCAATCTCTACTTCGACTCGTCGGTCTCAAACTACGCGACGTGTTCCCTGGCCTCGCCCTGTACGGACTTAAAAGGCACCTCCTACTACGCCAACGGGGTCGAGTGCGGCAGCACGATCAATTTGAAGCGCGGGAAGACCTGGGAAGGCTCCATCGCCGAGTTTGTCGCCGGGGCCTCGACCGCGACAAGCTGCGCATCGAACCCGATCTACGTCCAGGCCTACGGATCCGGGGCGAACCCGATTCTCTACGGCGCCCCGGTCACGTCGACCGGATGGTCGGCCTCCACGGTCAAGTCGAACATCACGGTTGACGCCTCAACCGACACGTTCACGTTCGCAAGCCACGGATTCGGCACCGGGGACGAAATCCGCTTCTCCGCGACAGGCTCTATGCCGGGGGGTCTGACGGCCGACACGACCTATTACATCCGCGGCACGGGCTCAAACGGCGGGGATCCCGCGCCTACCGGCTCGTTCAAGGTCTCGGCCACGCGGTACGGCGCCGCGATCGACATCACCTCGAACGGTTCCGGGGTTCAGTTCTACACGCCCGGGGTCTATGTCCAATCCGCCGCGCAGACGCAGACGCACCTTAAAACCGTCTCCTACCTCGACAACGGCGTCCACAAGGGCCTCGGATGGTGGGGCGGCCAGGTCTCGTCCCTTCAGGAAGGCACTTTTAAGCGCGAATCGAACACGCTCTACGTACGCCTTGAAGGAAACCTAGACCCCTCGACCTCGAGCGTCCGGATTGGAAATTTCACGCATTACTCCGGCACCGGAGACCGCGGGCTTTTAAGGTCGACGAATGACGAAACAAAGGCCATCGGGATCCGGTTTCGGGATATCACGATCATTGCTTCCAACGGCGTCGGCTACTCCGCATCAGGCACCAATACCGAGGATCTAAACCTCGAGATCATCGCCTCAGCCCGGGATTCGCACCTTTTCTATGCCGAGCTTGCCGGCTCCGGTGAAAACGCCTCGTCGAGCTGGTCTTACCGCCTGAAAACAAGCTACGGCTCGGCCTACGCCGGCGGGGGAAACGCGGGCCAGCCGATCACCAACTACGGCGGCGCCTACAACGGCTACACGCACTTTAAAAGTACGAACGGCCGGATGGCCGGGGTCGACGACCTCGACTTCGGGGCGAACTCAAACGCGATCCAGACCGTTTATTTAAGGGGTTACACGTGCAACAACGGCACTTCGAGGACCACGCCATCCTTTGACGCAGCCTTCTATATCGACGGCTCCCACGACGTTTTTGGCTATGGCATCGAAGTCTGCGGCGCCGGGCAGGGGCACGGCCTGGCCAATGGGGCGCGTCTTGGCTTGCATATCGGCTCGGAACACCCTTCAACCAAGCCCACGTACAACATCTGGTGGTGGAACAGTCTGATCTACGACAACCATTGGGCGGGGTTCGGTCTCGACAACGCCAACTCGTCGACTGCGAATCTCACGGGGATCGACCTTCGGTTTTTAACCGTCGTAGCTGCCGGAACCTCCTCCACGAACTTCGATTACGCCTTCCGGATCGTGGACATTTCATCGAATAACGACTCCTGGGCGATGAATCACTCGGTTATTATCTGCGACAACGGAAACGTCTGCGCCTCGATGCCCGCCGGGAACACCTTCACCGGCAACCGGAACGTGTACTACCGCCGCGGCGGATCCTCGACGCTCTTTTCCGGCTCCGCGACGACCCTGGCCAGCTGGCAGACGGCGACCGGGGAGGAAGCCAACTCCGTGAACCCGGCGAGCCTTCCCATCACGACGGACTCGACCGTCGCCGGGGTGGTCCCGGACCCCAAACTCCCGAACGGGTCGGCCGCCATTGATATCGGGGGGCCGGTTGCCGTGACGTACCCCTCCTGGCTCCACCAGGAAGTCAAAGACGATATCGGCACCTATGGGGTCCGCGGCACGACCCGCGCCTCGGGCGTGGAAGATGACGTGGCTACAAGCCCGGATGCCGGCTTCCACAAGGACTATGGGCGCTTTACAAACACGTCGGTCACGGCCGGCACGCTCGTTCAGTCCTCGAACACGACGCTTACCTTTAATTTCACGATCCCGCGCTTCATCGGGGAGATTGTCCACACCGATTACTTTAAGATCACGCTGCCGTCCGGCTTCACGCTGAACTCGGGCGGGACGTCGGCGGCCTCCTCCTCGACCATTTCAGGCACTTGGAGCGCCTGCACCGTGAACGGCCAGGTCATCACGTGCGAACGCGCGGGCGACGGGAACTCCGAGTTTTACGGCGCCTACACTTTAAGCATCTCGAACGTCGGACTTCCAGCTTCCCTTGGGACAACCGGGACCTTCAGCCTCGAGCTCTTCGACACCGATGACAAGAAGTACATGGAAGCAACGTCAATACCCGGCATCAACATCACGTCCGCACCTTCAAGCAACCAGACCGTGACGCCGCGCGGATGCCGGTTTGGAAAATCAAGTCACTAGAGGGACGAAGATGATCGAAAAATGGACTCGTGACCATGCCGACCGCCGACCCGATCCCACTCATTGAACAAGCCGCCAATCAGGGCATTGCGCTTGTGTTTGCGGTGGCGCTCCTCATCGCGTTCGGGCTTCTTGTGAAATACGTCCTCAAAACCTCGAACGAGCGCGAGCTCCGGATGCAAGAAACCATCAGCGGGGCCTGCCTCAAGATGGCCGACGCGCTCAAAGACCTGAATGAAAATTCGCTCAAGCGTCATGCCGAGACGCAGCGGATCATCGAGGAAGAAGGCTCGAAGACGCGAAAAGCCATTTATGAAAAAAGGCCTTAACAAAGTAGGTTAAAAAAAGGAGGCGGCATGTCAGGAAAAAAGACGTATGCCCTTGTGATTCTTGGCGCTCTGTCGGCGCTTGCGCTGTACGTGCAAGGGGTCATTCAGAACGGTTTTGATCTGCAAGAATTTATCAAATTCGTGAACAGCGAGGCCCTGATGCTTGCATTCGCCACGCTTAGGCAGGCCATCGCAAAAAAGTAACTAAGCGGACGCTCCGGCAGCTTGACGCGCTACTCTTGGCGCTCAAGTTCGCCGGAAATGTCCGCGTTGTACGCGGAAACCGTCAAGGTATTCCAACAATCGAGGTAACGATCGGCGATGTCATGGAGCCCTGGGAAATCGCGGAAAAATGGGCCGCAGTCGAGCGCGAACTCGAGCGAAGCAGGCTCGACGGACTCGTCGCCGTCGAAACCAAGCGCGAAGGAAACCGCTTCCGCTCCTACACCGTCACCGATACCGACAAAGACGTATCAAAAGGAAGGCTATAGCTGGATGGACCCGGCCTGGTCGGTCTGGGCATCTGAATGAGTGACCAACTCTTCACGACCCACAAATACGAAATCGTCCTCGACCGCTTCGGGGACGATTTTTTTATCCCCGTCTTCTCGGACGTCCACCGCTACGCCTACAACTGCGACGTCGAGGGCTGGCGGCACTTCCTCGATTACTGTAAGAAGCTCATGAAGGAAAGCCCGAACGTGTACTTCCTCGGCCTCGGAGACTACGACGACCTGGGCTCCGAATCCGAGCGCCGGAAGCTCGCGCACTCTGAGCTCCACGAGACGACCTACGACTCGCTCGACGACTACATGGACAAGCGAACGCGCGACTTCTGCAAAGAGCTCGAATTCATGAAAGGCCGCATCATCGGGCTCATCGAGGGAAACCATCACTACAAATTCGCCGCCGGCGACACCTCGACCATGCGGATGTGTAAATACCTGAACGCGAAATATCTCGGCGGGATCTCGATCATCCGGCTCCTTTTCAAGTACAAGGGCAGCACGGTCGGGAAAAACCAATCCGTCGATATCTACGCCCACCACACCGCGGGCTCCAAAAGCGGCGGCGGCCGAAAGGCCGGATCCTCGCTCAACAAGCTCGAGGACATGGCGGACGTGTGGGACGTGGACATCTGCATCGCCGGCCACGACCACAAGATGAACGTGGGCTTCCCGGTCCGGATGTACCTCGATCGGCAGATGAACGTAAAGCAGCGCGACATCCTTCTCGTCCGCACCGGCAGCTTCCAAAAAGGCTGGGTCCCCGGCCGGCAGGGCTACGTTCCGACCTTCAACGGGAAGCCAAACTTCCTCGGCTGCCCGATCATCAAGCTCACGCCGACCCGCGAAGGCGTCCATAGCGGGCATGAGACCATCACGATCAAGAAGTCTATTTTGACCGGGAGTTACTTTTGACCGTCCCTCAAGGCACGAAATTCGACTCGGAGAAGCCGCGCTGGTCGCTTCTCCCGTGGACCGAGGTTGAAGACGTTGTCCATGTCCTCACCGCCGGCGCGAAGAAGTACAGCCCCGACAACTGGAAGCACGTGCCAGAGGCCCGGGACCGGTATTTCTCAGCCGCGATGCGACACCTCACAGCCTGGTATGGAGGCGAGAAGAAAGACCCGGAAACGGGACGCTCGCACTTGAGTCATGCGATCTGTTGTCTTTTGTTTCTAGCCTGGTTTGACCGGAGGGACGAATGCAATCCAAACGGATGAGCCTCGTCGAATCGCTCACGAATGTCGTGGTCGGCTACGGGATCAACTGCGCCGCGCAGGCCATCATCTTCCCATGGTTCGGCATCCGCATCCCGATCAGCCACAACCTGACGATCGGGCTTATCTTTACCGTGATCTCGATTGTGCGGAGCTACTGCTTGAGGCGGGCTTTTAACAGGCGCTAAGTGCAGCGGTTTGAAAAAATTCTTTGCAAAATTATCTTGCGGGCATACAATGCCGATGTGGCCCATCCTTGATAGCCTTGTTAAATCTTGATAAGTTCTGTTAGGAGTGTATAATTTATATGGGGGTTATAACCGTGCCCGAGGCCAGGAACACTGACTTCCAAAAAGCTCAAGCTGAGGCCCAGCGGGTCCTGCGTGAAAACTTTGTCCAGGAACCCCCCGTTGTCGTATACGACATTGCCCGGAACTACGGCCTCGAAGTCCGTGAATCTCTTTTTGGAGACGAACATCGGGACATAATGGGTTACATTAAGCTTGAGGACGGTGTCGTGTACGTCAATAAACTCGACTCCGGCAACCGCCGCCGATTTACGGTTGCGCACGAGCTCGGCCATTGGCTGATGCATAAGGAAGACCTGCATCGGAACCCCGATGAATACGCAATCCTTTACCGTCGTCCACTTGGCGTTGAAGTAGACCCCGTTGAGCAAGAAGCAAATTGCTTTGCCGCAAACCTTCTCGTTCCTTTCGACCTCCTGAAAAAACACCGTGACAAACCGCATCACGAAATCGCCGCGCTTTTTCAGGTCTCTCCCGAAGTAATCGGATATCGCATCAGCCGCTGCTAAGGCGGGTCAGCGCGACCAAGCATGAATATTTTCAAGCCTCGCCGGGGATCGAGTCGAAGAATCCGCGAGGTCGAAAGATCCCGCGAATCCATTGAGAACCGCGGTCGCGAAGAATACTTCAAGCTTCGCGGGTTCTGGTCGACTACGCTCTGCTGCTGTCTGGTGGGCATGCTTGCCATGCAGGCCGCGATCTCAATCACCATCGTCTGGCTGAATAGGAATAATTTACTTGAGTATAGGTGGTTCTTTGCACTCGTAACTGGCGAAAATTTCTTTCAAATTATCGGATTATGTTTTGTCGTTGTTAAATACCTCTTCAAAGACGCGCCAACAGATCCCACCACTTCCACTTCTGAAGCCCCTACCGATCCGAGCCAAAAGGCTGCCGGAAGGCGTGCTGGCGACGAAGTAGAATCCGGACAGTAAAAAGTTCCCTTCGGACATTTTTAAAAAGTCCGTGAAAAGGCTTATTAGAATTAAATAAATATAAATAAGTGGATTGAATCGCGTACTGTCCGAAAGTACACTTTCCCCTGACTTTTCCGCAGCGGAATAATCCTGTGGTAAAGAAAGGGTCATGATCGAAGCGTACCTAAGATACCGCCGAGAGATTACCTTCACGTCGAGCCTCCAAATCGAAAAGGAGCGCCGGCGCCTCACAAGGATACAAGCCCACCTCGAGAAACCGCTCCTCGAAGCCAAGACGGCAAGCGAGATAAACGACGCGATCATCCGCGCCGCCGAAAACCGCGATCTCGCCCACAACGGCGGCCGCACGGACCCGCAGGCCCGGGACTTCAAACGCCGGCACGGCCTTGCCGTCGTCTCCTTCTTCCGATGGGCGCATGGGGAAGGGCATATCGAGCGAAACATCTTCACGCAGAACCCTTTCCGCCGCCCGCCGCCCGTGGACGCCTACTACCAGAACGACGAGCGCCTTCAAAAAATATGGGCCGCGGAATGGAAATTCCCGCTCACCGACCGCGTCATCATCCATCTACTCTTCGACACCGGCATTCGCGTGGGGGAGCTCGTGAAAATCAAAGTCGAGGACCTAAACCTCGCAAACTGCTCGGTGAGGGTCTATCAAACGAAAGTCGAGCGCTGGAAAGAGCCGGTCTTCACGGAAAAGACGCGCGAGATCATCGAAGCCTATCTTGAATGGCGCGATGAAAAATCCGAGTGGCTTCTCGTGGGGAAGTTCGGACACATGACCGATAAAAACGTGCGCGACCGCCTGGCGCGAATCGGCCGGAAACTCGGGATCCGCATGAACCCGCATTCGTTCCGTCACGGTATGGGGACCTTTTGGGCCAAGCACGGCGCGACCGAAGCCGAGATCGTGCGGCAGCTCGGACACACCGACAACCAGACCGTCGCCAACTACGTCCACCTGGGCGCCCAAGAGCTAAAGAAGGCGCAAAACCGGGTCTACGAAAGGGCCGGAAAATAATTTAAAAAAGGCTTGCAAAGAGTATTACCTATAGGTATACTTGTAAGTATGAAGATTCCGACGGCATGTATATCTGAGGTTGAAGCGAGACTGACAAAGCTCCGCAAGAAAGCCGATAAGCTTGGGCTTCCAAGGCCCGAGCTCGTAATTGGAGAGCGGGAAATAAGGACGACAAAGGACGATCATGGTCACGAGTGCGTGATAGACGAAACCAACGTGACCGTATCAATATCCGTTCTCAAGTATGCCGATTATGAGTTTGTCGCTGCGCTAGACCGTGTCGGTGAAGAAAATCTCGTAAAGAAGGCCCCGGCGTTCAGGGCAATGGAGCTGCCCGTGATATATAGAACGCGTTTCGTCTGCGACCATTGCAAGAAGCCAAGGCTTAGAAAGAAGACGTTGCTGCTACGGAACGCCTCCGGCGAGTTCATTCAGGTTGGTACGGCGTGTCTGATTGACTTCATGGGTTACGACGTCGAGCGCGTTCTCACGTACTTCTATCTTTTTTCAGACGATGCCCTCGGAGGCGAGGGCGGGTATCGTGGGCGCGGCGAAAGGATTCATGATTTCGAGTACATTCTGACTCTTTCGGCATGCGCCGTGCGCCAGTACGGCTATGTAAGCAGAAAAAAAGCGGAAGAAACTGGGTTTCTCTCGACGGCTGGTAGGGTCAGCGCACACCTGTCTGTATTTCGCAAGCCAGAAGACGTTTTGCCCGTACAGGATTGTGACAAGGAAAAAGCGCTTCGCGTTTTGGAATGGTCGAAGACGATCGATTCAGCGAATGACTATTACCACAATATGCGCCTGGCCTTCTCTGGCATCGGAGTCGACAGCAAGGTTTTCGGCATCATCGTATCGGCCATCAATGCATACGATCGGGAAACCGAACCCAAGACATTGGAGCGCCCGGCCGGTGAATCGAATTGGGTCGGACAAGTCAAAGAGCGCCGAGTGTTTAATCTAACGATAAAGCGCATACGCCGTTTTGAATCGGCGTTTGGTCCGATGGCTGCGGTCTCGATGGTCGATTCAGATAACAACGAATTCGTCTGGTTTACCGCCAAGGGCTTCGACGCTTCGGACAACGAGCCCGTGCAGCTCAAGGGGACCATCAAGGAACACTCAATCTATAACGGCCGGAAACAGACGGTGTTAACCCGGTGCTCCTTTATTGGGAATCCGGTCCTTTCAACTTGACTACGGGTTCACCGTTAGGTATACTTTTAGGTATGGAAGTCAAAATCACGGAATTGGATTGTAAGCGCTGCGGCCACAGGTGGACGCCGCGCAAGCGAGACGTGCGGATCTGCCCGAAGTGCAAGTCCGCGCGGTGGGATCAGCCGAAAACGGCTGTTGACAAGAAGAAGAAAAAGGTATAGAAGATCAGCGTGAATATGAACCGGGAACGTGGCGTTTCCTCTTATCAGCCTTTCGGCCAAGTCAAAGCCGACGCGAGGCTCGTTTCCCTACGGTCCGCCACGACCCCCGGTTCGGTCCGCGTCGGTCTGAATACGTCCTACTAGAGCCCTACTTTTTCGGAAGTCGGCGGTACGAACCCCGTCGACCCCGCCAGTTTTACCCGCCAAAAGCGGGGTAGCTGGCGTTAAGAAAACGAAAAAGTAAGACGCTCTAGTAGGACACCGAAAGGTGTCTTGCTAGAGCTTTTTTATTGGCTCTGTCTTGCGCCCTTCGGCGTAACGACAGGGCCTTTTTTATTGGCCGGAAAGGGAGAAATGAGCACGAAGACCGAAGTGAAGCACACACCGGGGCCGTGGAAAGTTTCAGATGGTGGCCGTTCGTTCGGAATCACCATTAGGAACGAAGAAGACGCGATCCTAGCAGACGTACATGACCGTCTGGATGGCGTGAACAATGCAGAACGCTATGTGGAAGCATTGGCCAACGCCGCCCTGATCGCCGCCGCGCCGGAGCTGTTGGAGGCAGCGAAGCAGGCGTTCGAGTGGATTGCCGCTCAGGACTATAACACTCAGATGCGGAACGCCGACTGGCGAAACGCGCTGAAAGTGGCCATCGCCAAAGCCGAGGGCCGGTCATGACCTCCGCCATCGGCCGCCCCAAGAAGAAAGAAACCCTCGCTTCCCTCGAGGTCCTGACAATGCAAGTCGCCGCCGACAAATGCGTCGATATCGTGAATCGCCGCATTGAAGACGTCGCCCTCCGCCGCGAAATCCGCCGCCAGCTTATCTTGATCAGGCTCTGCGGCGTGAAGGCCCAGGAGATCCTTCAATGAACGCGCACAAGGCCCTCGAACGCGCCGAGCGCCGGGCCGTGCGCCGGTGGCTCCGGGAGAACGCCCGGGACATCCTCCTTGTGGTGCTCTGGATCGGGCTTCTCCTTGCCGCCTGCTCTCCGGTCTTCGCGGCGGAAGTGAGCCTCCCGGCCATCGCGCAGATCGAAAGCTCGAACCGCCCCTATGTCATCGGCGACGGGGGCCGGGCCTTCGGGCGGTATCAGATCACCGCGCCCGTCATCCGCGAACATGGCCGCTACACCGTGGCCGAAGTGAAGGCCTCGCCCTCCAAACAGGAAGAGGTCGCTCGGTGGTATTTCACAAAGCGCATCCCGCAGATGCTCCGCGCCTTCGGCAAACCCGTCACGACGCGGAACATCCTCATCGCCTACAACGCGGGGATCGCCTACGTCGCCAAGTCGAAGCCTCTGCCAAAGGTCACCCGCCGCTATCTCGAAAAGTACGCGGCACTCACAGGGAGGGCGGCATGAAAAAGCCTGATGGGGGTCCGGCGTTTCCGAGGCCGGCAAGCGAATACACGAAGGACGGTTCTTGCGCGGATGGCAATCACGCAATTTCCGCACAAACAGGCATGACCCTCCGCGACTACTTCGCGGCGCATGCGCCTATCACGTTTCAGGATGCCTGTGACGCAATAGGTGAGGATGGGTACTCTTACAAAGAGGCGTTCACGCGGCTTGCTCGAATGAGAATGGCCTATGCCGACGCTATGCTTGCGGAGCGGGAAAAATGATCGGCGACAACTTCCCGGTTTTCCCGCCCCACGAGGACGGATGGAACCCCGCCGGGGACCTTTACCTGAACGCCCCGCTGCCGTCACCCCTTTACCCGGAAGACCTCGAGCTCGAAGGCGAACTCGAAGACGACGAGACCGACGAGGACCGCTACGAGCGATGCCTGAAAGACGGCATCTGCGTTCTCTGCGAAGAAGCCGAAGCCGAGCTCGGGTCCGAAATCTGCCGGGAGTGCAACAAGGAAAGGGAGTACGACCGGGAATGATGACCATGCTCCGGACCATCGACCAAATCATCGATCGCATGAAGATTTCCGAAGAGGCCAAGGAAAGCCTCCGGCAGTACGCGACCTTCGAGACCTACAAGCGGCGCGTTCACCGGCTCATTGCCGAATGCGTCGTCGAGGAACGGGCGCACGAACTCGTGCTCCAGGATTACCTCGAAGAAAAGGGCCTGTCGTGAGGAAGCCGCGCTTTAACTGCTTCATCTGCGACGGCGAGACGCCGCTTGAGGCGTACCGAGACGCTTCCGATAAGCAAATCGCCCGGGCCCTTGTCGCGTTCAAACTCTGCACCGAGCACGCGCAGGCGCTTGACGCAATCCAGACCGAGCGGTGGAAGGCTGAAATTCAAAGGAGCGTTGCATGAATAACGGAACGAAGCCGTCTGAGATACGGCGAAAAGGAGAAGCGATGGAAAACGAAAAGGCGGTTGCGGTCAGCACGGAGAAGTCCCCGGCTGAAATGATCCGGTTTGCCGTGGAGTCCGGCGCGGACCTGGAAAAGCTCGAAAGGCTCATGATCTTAAACGAACGATGGGAGGCCAATGAAGCGCGGAAGGCCTACCACAAGGCCATGAGCGCCTTTAAGGCGAACGCTCCAAAGATCGAAAAGGACAAGAAGGTCGGCTACTCGACCGACAAGGGCCGCGTCGGCTACGCCCACGCGACGCTGGGGAACGTCACGGAAAAGATCAGCGCCGAGCTTTCCAAACACGGCCTCTCGGCCTCTTGGAAGACCCGCCAGGACGACAAAATCCACGTCACCTGTCGAGTCACGCACGTCCAGGGCCACTTTGAGGAAACAACCCTCTCAGCGCCGGCCGACACGTCGGGCTCGAAAAACGCGATCCAAGCCATCGGCTCGACGATCACGTACCTTGAGCGCTATACGCTCCTGGCGCTGACCGGCCTTGCCACCTTCGACCAGGACGACGACGGGGTCGCCGCCGGGACGGAGTTTATCGACGAAAAGCAGTTAAACCAACTCATCGACCTCATCAATGACCGCATGGTCGACGAAGCGCGGTTCCTGAAATACATGGGCGTCGAATCCCTGGCGAAGCTGCCGAAGGCGATGTTCCAGAAGGCGGTAAACGCGCTCGGGGCAATGAAGAAAAAATGACGATCCTCGATTGCGTCCAAGGATCCGAGGAGTGGGCGGCTGCGCGGTGTGGCCTGCTCACCGCCTCGAACTTTGACAAGATCGTCACCGCCTCCGGGGAGCCGTCGAAGCAGCGCCAGAAGCTTCTGTATCAGCTTGCCGGCGAGCGCCTGGTCGGAGCGCGTGAAAACGCCTTCCAAAACGAGGCCATGCAGCGCGGCGCCGAACTTGAGGCCGAGGCCCGGGCGCTCTACGAAATGCTCACCGACAACACCGTCGTCGAAGTCGGGCTCTGCTACAAGGACGACCTTCGGCTTTGCGCTTGCTCTCCGGACGGCTTGGTCGGCGAGGACGGCGGCCTTGAAATCAAATGCCCGAGCCTTCCCGTCCATATCGAGTACGTCCTCGGCGCGAAACTCCCCACGGAGTACGTCCAGCAAGTCCAGGGCAACCTCTACGTCACCGGGCGCAAGTGGTGGGATTTTGAGAGCTATTACCCAGGTGTCCGGCCTCTCATCGTGCGCGTCGAGCGCGACGAGAAGTTTATCGAAAAGCTCGACGCAGCGGTCAAGGCCTTCGCCGCGGAACTCGAGGCCACGGTGGAGAGGATCCGTTAATGCTCATCGAGAACATCTGCACGAAAAAGACGTACACGACGAAAGCCGGGAAAGAAAAAACGCAATGGTTCCCCGTCGGCATCCTGAAAACGACCGACGACGGGAGGCGCTACATCGAGCTCAACATGTTCCCCGGAACGCCGTTCTACGTCTTCGAGAGGAAGGAAAAGGAAAGCAACGGGGTCGACAACTTCTAATGCCCAAAGTCGCCGCGAAGGTTCTCGCCACGAAGATGGAAGAGGGGAAGCTCTTTGCCAAGGTTCAATTTAACGGCAAATGCCCCCGGCCCGGCGAGACCTTCACGGCGAAGTGGGGCTCGACGCGCTCTTTGTCTCAGAACGCGCTCTACTGGCGCTACCTGACCTATTTGATCGAGGATTGCGGCTTGAAAGAGCAAGGGCATTTCAGCCCCGAAGCGCTGCACATCGACCTCAAGACCCACATCCTTGCCGAAAAGATTTTCGACAAAGGCCAATTCAAGGCCATCGAAGAAGCCACGACCTCAGACCTGACGAAATCCGAATTCAGCGAGTATCTCCAGCGCGTCGACGAGGTTGTCCGCGAAATCTTCGACGTCGACACCACCGAATTTTGGGAAGCACTCGAAAAATGACTTTCCCCGCACCGTCGTTTAAGCGTAAGACCGCCTCGGAAGTCCGGACGGGCGATGCGCGGCACGCAGCCGCGCCGGCGCGGGTCCTTTTGAAGCCGAGTTGCGTGAAAGCCGTACATAGCGGACCCCGCGAAAGGGCGCTTAATTCAAAGCGGATGGAATTTCCGGCCTCGGCTTCTCTATGACGCTTTTCATGGAAACAACGAAGATCGACCCTTCGCAGACGGTCGGAGAGATCCAGAAAGTCCTCGGCCGCTACGGCGCGAAGTCCATCCAGGTCGAATACGAGGACGGCGAAGTTTCCGGAGTCGCCTTCATTGTCGAAGTTTCCGGGAAGCGCATCCCGTTCAAGCTGCCGTGCCGGTGGAAGGCGGTTCATTCGATGCTCGTCGGCCGGATGCACCGGATTCGGAACCAGGAGGAATACGTCCTTCAGGCAAAGCGGATCGCTTGGCGTCAAATTCTAAGGTGGGTCCAAGCGCAGCTTGCGCTTGTCGAGACCGACATGGTCCGGATCGAAGAGGTCTTTATGCCGTACCTCGTCGTAGACCAAGGTAAGACGCTCTACGAAAAACTCGCCCACAACGGCTTTTTACTTGAGGCGCCTAAGTGAGCCGCGGACAGTCGACATGAAACACCCCCGCCTCCGTCACAACCCCGGCTCCCGTGATCGCCTCCCCGCACCCGTCGCACCGCTTCGGATGGTCATAGCTTTTCTCGCAGAGGCAGACGCCCGTGTACGTGACGCGGTTTTTCACGAGGACGTAGGTTTGGTGGGGCATGCAACTGATTCTATCAGGCTTTTTTTTGACCGCTTGCGCTTAAAAGCGCTTGGGATCGCTCGATGACAACCGCCGTTAAAGAGCGTCCGATCCTCTTCAGCGCCCCGATGGTCCGAGCCATCCTCGAAGGACGGAAGACGCAGACGCGGCGGGTTGTGAAGCCGCAGCCGGCCTATGCCGGGATCGAGAAATTCGTTTTTGAGACGCACCCGTTCGCGCCGTCCGCGCTGAAGGGGACGCCAGCCGCCGGCATGAACCTTGCGAAGGAGGGTAAGACCTGGCTCGCCGAAGACTGGTGCGGAAATATCGTCGGCGTTCTCGGGGATGCGCCCTACGGCCTCCCCGGAGACCGGCTGTGGGTCAGGGAGACATGGGAGCAGATTTCAGAATCGCACGTTTGGTATCGAGCCGATCACAATGACGGCTACTGGCTACGGCGCTTCGAGGGGCTGCACGAAGAAAGGCTCAGAACGATCAACCGCCCGGGTTGGAAGTCGCCCGTTTCGATGCCCCGCTGGGCCTCCCGCATCACGCTCGAAATTACCGACGTCCGGGTGCAGCGCCTACAGGACATCAGCGAGGAGGATGCGAAGGCGGAGGGGTTCGAGTTCGGACAAAACGCTGACGGGACCTTCGGTGGTTGGGGCGGAGCCGATAGTTACCGGGCCGCTTTCTCTTTGGGCGCGTGGGTCTCGAAGTATTGGAACGCAAACCCGTGGGTGTGGGCGTACACGTTCAAGAGGATTGTGCCGGCGTGAATGATCTCTTCCCGCAAGTCGGCGAGCCCACAACAAAGATCGTGCCCTGCTCGTGCGCGACCGTGAGAAAGGCAAAGAAGACCGTCCAAGCCCCCCCCCAGCAAGCAGCCCGTCGTCATTCTTCAGCGAGGTCTCGACAGGCGCTTCTGGATCGGATCGTGTCCGCGGTGCGGGAAGGCTGTGACGAGTACGTGAAAATTTTTTTGCCTGAAAAACGCTCCAAAAAGCGCGTTTCAACATAATGGAAACCCTGATTTTTATTAACGAATGAAGCAACGCAGCCGCGACACCGAAATCTGGAAAGACCCGTGGTATCGAAAACTCCCCGTCCTCTACAAGTGCTTTTGGGACTACCTCTGCGACAACGCCGACCACTCCGGGGTCTGGAAAGTGGACCTTGAGCTCGCCGAATTTCAGATCGGGGAAAAGATCGACGAGGCGACGGCCTTCCGGCTCTTCAATGCCGACAAGGAGCGGGTGAACTGCTTTAAGGCCGGATACTGGCTTTTGGTTGAGTTTATACCGTTCCACTACGGAAGCCTGCTTGAGGGTCATCCTTTCCATAAAAAAGTTCTTTCGTTGGTTCAGCAGCATGGAATCGAAGCCTTGTTAAAGGCTTCGCAAAGGCTCAAAGACAAAAGAAAAGAAGAGACAAAGACAGAGACAAAGGAAAAGGAAAAAGAGGGGGATTGTGAAGGGGGAAAATCCAGGGCTGAATTCGAGCTGTTTTGGAGCGCATATCCGGCAAGGCGCGGAAAAAAGGTCGGGAAGCAAGACGCGTTGAGAGAGTTTCAGCGATTGAAACTCCAAGAGCCCGACATCCAAAAACTCATGAAGGCCGTTCGGCATTATGCCGCGAGTGATGAGTATCCCAAAGACGCATCCCGCTTTTTGAAAAACGACTACTGGCGAGATTGGATCGAGCCGCCGGTGGCTGAGGCAAGAAGGCCGTACCTGACGAAGGCGCAAGAACATAACCTCGAATCACTTCGGAGGCTAAACGAAAATGCGAATCGAGACATTCAACCGGGCGGCGCTATTGATCTGCACCGCCTTCCCGGACCGGAAGTTCGAGGCTGAAATCTACTTCGAGCTTTTGAAAGACCTCCCCGACGAGGCCTTTCTGAAAGCCGTGGTCGGTTTCTGCAAGGACCGGACGGAGCTTTACCCGGGGTCGAACCTCATCGCGATCCTTCGCGAGAGGACGCAAGACCTCGTTAAGAATCAATCGTTTTTGAAACTGCCAGCCGGCGAACGCTTTAAGCACGGCCCGGATCCGGCTTTCAAAGCGCTTATCAAGTCGCTCGCAGACAAAAAATGACCCCCTTCCCCGAGCTCCGCTACGAGGACGACTACAAGCCCCGCCGGCGCTTTTCGCACTTGAAGCCAAAATTCTCAGGTCCTGACTACGACCCGGCGCTCGATTGCGAACGCCTGACGAAACAAATCGGTCGAATATTTGACCTCATGAAGGACGGTCAATGGCGGACGCTCGAGGAAATCGCCGAGGTCACAAAAGACCCACAGGCCTCGATTTCGGCGCAGCTTCGGCATTTAAAAAAGCCGCAGTTTGGCGGCCACACGCTCAAGAAAAAGCGCCGCGGCACAACCGGAGCCTGGGAGTACAGCATCATGGTATTCCGACCGACTTTTGTACCGGAAAACAAGGGAATCCGAAATTTACCAGAAGCGCACGCTTCGGACAGCAAACAGCTTTCGAGTGCCGAAATCATGGCGTTGTTTGAAGAGCAACTGCGAAAGGAAAGGGGACAAGCATGAACCGTGAAACCGTCGAAATCAAAAGCCCGTTTTTGAAACTCTCAGAGGCCGCCGAGCTCATCCAGCTCAGCGAAGGAACGATCTACCGCCTCATGAAGCAAAAAGCACTTCCCGGCGTAAAACTGGGCGGCACCTGGCGCTTCCACCGGGAAAGCCTCGAGGCCTGGATGAGAGAAAAATGCACGGTCTGACCGAGCGGGATGTCTGGCACCGCCTATACGGCCAGCACTACAACTGGCACGCCTCCCGCGTCCCCTTCTACGACGGCCGGCACATCAGCATTTTGAAGAAAAAATAATGGGCTACGACATCTCGAAGTGGAACGGACTCAAGCGCAAAGCCCCGCTGCGGCGAAAGACGAAATTCAACGTCGACCCGCTCTTGAATCGCCTGGCCGGCACGCCGCGCGGCTCGAAACTCGAACGCGCTGTCCACGGCATTATGAAACTACGCGAAAAGGCCGGCGAAATCCGCGATCTGAAACAGCAGCGCCGCGTCGACCTTGGCGACGGCATCGACTGGGCCGTGGATTTCTCATTCATCGACAACAAGACCGGAGAAAAAACTTGGGCCGAAGCCAAGGGCTTAGAAGATGCCCGATACCGGATCTGCAAGAAACTCTGGAAAAGCCGCGGCCCCGGGCCGCTCGAGATATGGAAAGGCCACTATCGGCAGCCGAGGCTTGTCGAAATCGTGATCCCGAAAGGAGACTCCGCATGAAAACCTACCACGGCGCTTTTTACTGGCTTCTCGTCGGCTTCATGCTCTGCCTCCTAACCGCCGTCTGCTGGATCTCGCGAACACCTGAATCGGAAGAAGCATGGAGGTACAACCAAATGGCGGAGGAGCAGAAATGAACGACAAGCCGACGAACGAGGAGATTGTCGAAAAAGTTCTGCCAATTCATCCAGCCGTCTATGACGACATAGCGATAAAAAATCGGCGCAAATGGATAATTCAAGCCCTCGAAGCCAAAGACGCCCGCCTCTCCGCCCTTGAAGCTAAGCTCGAAGAGGTGGAGAGAGAACGTGACGTTTACAAATTCGCTTTCGCTTTAAAGGGCATAGAACATGACCAATTCCATGAAAGTGCCGAAAAATCGAACAAAATAATCTCCGACCTCAAAGCCAAGCTCGAAGCGGCGGAGAAGGAGATTGAGACGTTGAAAAAATTAAAAGGCTCTCTTGAGCGGTCACTGGACCAGGCGCTTAAAGAAGGCGACGGGAGTTACAGGCCATGATGGAAGAATCCTACCCAGACCAAATAGATATGATGACCGAGACAATGCTTCGAGACGAGTGCCGAAAGCTAGTCAAAGAAAATATCAAATTAATGGCTAGCCTTGCTGCACAGCCATCCGTAAGAGCAGAACTTGCGGACACCAGGAAAGAGATCGCCCACCTCCGCAGCCTGCTCATGGGGGCGCGACAAATTCTTTGGAGGGCTTCGGGCTGCCTACATGTTCACCGAATGGAAGACGAATGCACTCAGGTTTGCAACCTAGCGCGCGATGCAAAAGAAGCCCTCGCCCAAATCGAAAAGGAGGTCGGGAAGTGATCCCCCTCGAACGCCAGGTCTGTAGCCTCGGACACGCCCGCAAGCTCCGTGATCTTGGGGTAGCCCAGGAGAGCGCGTTTTATTGGATTAATTGTTTAGCCCCACATCCTGACGAGTGGATCGTTCGTAGCGTGGACTACGGGTATTCGGCAGAAATGATGCACCGCCGTGTCGCCGCCTTCACCGTCGCGGAGCTGGGACTCTTGCTAGATTATCGTCTGCCGACGCTCGATTGTGGCAATTGGCTTGTCCTTTGGCACGGCGTTGTACATGGATACGCCGACACCGAAACTAACGCACGAGCGATGCTTTTAATTCACCTCCTCGAATCCAAAATCCTCACCGTCGATGAGGTCAATAGGAGGCTTAAATCGTGAGCGACCCGTACACCGCCAAGGCGCGGGAGGTAATCGCCTCGCTTCTCAATCCTGAGCCGCACCCGTTTCAAAAGGAGTGGTCAGATGCTCACTCGATGAGCATGGAAACGATGATTGAGCGACTTGCCTCTGCTCTCCGCGAAGCCGTCGAAGCCGAGCGAGAGGCGTGGAAGCGCTTGTTTATCTGGGAGGACGGCAAGCCTTACTACCGCACCGATGGAGGGATCAAACAGGAAATCCCGCCGAAGATAGAACGCGCCATCCGCGCCCGAGGTAAGGCGTGACCCGTCAGGTTTCCTTGGGGCGCGTGAAATGAGGATTCGGATTTCCAGGTGCATCTTTTTTCATAAGTGGGGTGCGTGGAATCGGAGGCCCGTGATGTTCGGCCATGAAGACTACCGCTTCTGCTTAAGGTGCGAGAAAAAACAGGCGCAGTTTATCTTGTGCCGGGAACTGCGGGCAATTCTCTAAAGGGAGGGGAAATGAAGAAGTTGCTGCTTATCTTGCCGTTTGTCTTTTTGTGGGGCGCGTTTTGGATCAGGCACAAGCTGTCTATAGGTTCCGACGATTGGTACGATTTCCCATTTGTTCTAACGACTGTCCTTCTTGGTTCGTTGTCTCTTGTCTATGCGTTAGATAAAAATTTTCATAATCGATGAACGCATCATGAAGTCTCGCAGACCCTGGGGCTACTGGAAGCAAGAAGCCGCCAAGCTCGAGGTCGGAAAGCCTATCCAGATCGAAAGCCGCGTCGACTACCTGGCGCTACGCTACGCCGCCGGCAAACTCGGCATCAAGATCGTCATGCGCGAAATGAAAGTCTACCGCCTCAAGTAAACATTTTTACAATCGTGACTTTCTCTTGTTGTAAGTCATAGGGGAATCCCTGATAATTTAAGTAGGGAAATTCCTATCCGCAGTCGTCTTCCCGGCCGATGGAGCGGAGACAAGCATGAATTTCTCCACAACGGCCGGGAAGCCTTGTGACTACCGCGAGGGTCCTCCAAGGGGCTCTCGCGGTTTCTTTTGGGTTCGATGAAAAAGATCGAACCGCGCCACATCCACGGCACGCTCAGACCCATCGAGCTCGCCGTCTCCGAGATCCAAAAAGCCATCGTCGACATGCGCCGGCGCCGCCAAGTCAGCGCTTTTCTCGTAAAACACGGCACCCTGGTACTCGACTTCGAGACCATGGCCTACTTCGACGCAAGGCTCAACTAATGCCCTCAACCCTCTACGCCTGGACGGGCTTGGCGCTCTGCCTCCTCAGCCTCGCGGTCCTGGTTGCGAAAGTCGTCCAATCCTTTCTGCGTTTTGTGCGTTTAACGAAATTTGCCAACAAAGGCGAATCAAATGCCCCGCGGTAACCCGACCTGGACGAAAGGCATAAGCGGCAACCCCGCCGGCAGGCCCAAAGACACCATCGGGCCTCTTGCTCGCGAGCGCTCCATCGACGCCTTTAACACGATTGTCGCGCTCCTCGAAAGCAAAGACGAAAAGGTGCGGCTTCGCGCCGCTGAAATCATCCTTGAGCGCGGCTTTGGAAAGCCGGTGCAGCAGATCGAAGGCTCGGTTGATCACGTCGTACAAATGGCCACTATAAAAATCGGTGGGCGCATTGCAGAATTCCACGTCGGCGACTGAACTCGAAATGGAGCTTCCAGAAATGCTCAATCCCCCGCCGAAGCTCATGCCGGTCATCACGCGCTTTAACGACTTTCGATATTTCCTGATCGACGGCGGCCGGTCAAGCGCCAAGTCCCACACCGTTGCGCGGTTTCTTCTCTACCTCGCCGAGAAAAAGCGCATCCGCATCGTCTGCGGCCGTGAAATTCAAAACTCGATCGAAGAGTCCGTGTACACGATCCTGAAAGACCTCGTTCTGAAATACAACCTAAACTTCGAGATTCAAAAAACAGAGATCATCCACCGGGTTTCCGGCTCGGCCATCAGGTTCCGCGGCTTCCGCGAGCAGGGCGTCATCAACATCAAGGGCATCGAAGGCGTCGACATCCTCTGGGTCGACGAGGCCCAGGCCATCACGAAACAGACGCTCGACGTCATCATCCCCACGATCCGAAAAGAAAAGGCAAAGGTCTTCTGGACAATGAACCGCCTTGTCACAGACGACCCGGTTTATGTCGCATTCTTCAGCCGACCCGATTGCCTTTCAATCCACATCGACTACCACGAGAACCCGCATTGCCCGCAGGCCATGATCGAAGAGGCGCGGATCTGCAAGGAAAAGTCCGAAGCCGATTACCGGCATATCTGGCTCGGGGAGCCCTTAAGCGACGATGACATTCCGATTCTCATCACGAATGAAATGATCGACAACTTAAAAGGTGTCTTCCACGACCATCAGTTCACGAAAAAGATCATCTCTTGCGACCCCTCTCAGGGCGGCGACGCCTGCGTGGTCATGGTGTTTGAGAATACGCGCGTTGTTGAAAAGCGGACACTTCACTTAAACGACACGATGAAGATCGTGGGCGAGCTTTTGATTACCGCCCAAAAGCATGGGATTTCAGACTTTGCCATCGACGCTATCGGCATTGGCGCCGGCATCTGCGACCGCCTTCAGGAAATGGGAAAGAACGTGATCCGGATTGTCTCTTCGGACCGCGCAACAGACCCTGAGCGCTGGGCGAACCTCCGCGCCGAAATGTGGGCCTACCTTCAAACCCAGATTCAGGCCAGGGAGATCGAGCACTTCGAGGACCCGGAGCTTAAAAAGCAACTCACGGCCGTCCGCTTTGAGCCCAAGGCGATCAACTCGAAGGGTTTCTTAAAGCTTGAGCCCAAGGAAAAGACCAAAGAGCGCCTGGGCCGCTCGCCCGATGACGCCGACGCCTATGTTTACGGCATCTGGGGCTTAAGAGACGTTGATTATTTCAGGGGCGAAGCCTCGGGTGTTTACCCGCACGAGCGCAAAAAAGCGGTTTATTCCGGGGCCGCCGGCTGGTGATTGGCGAGGCGTATTACTGCAACGGCTGTGGACAAGGGATTCGGGACTACCAAACAAAGGACGGCGCATATTGCATACGATGCAAAACGGTCACGAGAGAAAAGCTTTAGGCGATGAGCCGAAGAAATATTACTGCGGAACACGCGACTGTTGCCAGTTTAAGCAGCATTACATCAACAACCGTTGCTTCGCGCAGTACGCGATCCGCCAGAGCTGCCCGAGCTTGATCCGCGCCGATCACAAAACGATTTTGCAAGGCTCGAAAGAAGAAAAGCCGCTTACGAAGTGAAAAAACCGCTCAAAGAAACCAAGGACAAAAAGACCAAGGCGCCTAAGGTCCTGGCCCCATCGGACTCCGAGCAGGCGATCATTAATTTTGTCGCTTCTTGCAACGATGAGGGCGTGAAGTACCGCGACCGCTTTACCGGCAAGTGGAACGTGATCGAGTCGCAGATCCGCTGCCAGCACCCGGACGATTGGGATGAGAAGGAGGACTGGCAGTCGCGCGTCTTTATCCCGCAGCAAGCAAAGACATCTGAGACCGCTTTTGCCTACCTCGACAAGATCCTTTTCGGCCAGCCGCGCTTCTATGACATCCAGGGCGTCGAAGAAAACGACAAGGAAGAGGCCGGCTACATCATGGAGCTCATCGACGCCGTCTTCTCCCGCGGCGAGTTCCATTTCGAGAACGAGTTTGTCCTGAAGGAAGCAACCGACATCGGGACCGCTTTTTTAAAGATTGGCGTCGCCCAGGACCGGAAGGGCTTAACCTTTACCTGGCGCTCGCCGCACTACCTGAAATTCGACCCCGCGTGCGGCCATCGCTTTTACAAGGCCAAATGGATCTGCGACGAATACCCGAAGACCATCACGCAGCTTATCGAAAGCGCCGAGTCGGCATTCCCCATGTACTCGAAAGACCGCATCAAGGCGATGCTTGAGATGATGGAGTCGGAGGCCAACGCTGCAAGGCCGCAAAACGAAGGCGAAAAGGCGCTCATGACTGTCAAGGGTTTCGACGGCACAAGCTACACGATCCCTTCGCAGTACGCGGAATTAAACGTCGTCGAATTCTGGGGGCTTTCCAAGAAAAACCAGGAAAAAGACCCGAAGAAGCCCGCGCATTACGTCTACGAGCAGCGGATCATCGCCGTTGCCAACGGCAAATTCCTTCTCCGGGATGACCAGAACGACTTTGGCCTCACGCCTGTCGTGATCTGCCGGACCAAGCCGCGCAAATACGACACCTACGGCCTGGGCTTCTGCGAAAACTCGGTCGACCTTCAGGACCTTATGAACTCGATGGTGAACCTTGGATTTGATTCGCTAAAGATTTGCTCCTTCGACATCGCCATGATCGACGAAAGCAAGGTGAAGGACAAAGCCTCTATCGAGTACAAGCCGAAGGCCGTCTGGCGCTTTAAGGACAACCCGCACCAGGCGGTGCTTCTCACGCGCCAGGGGATCTCGGCGCTCGACCAGATCATCCGCGGCATCACGGTCTTAGACCAGTTCCAGCAAGAGGCAAGCGGGGTTTTGCGCCAAATCCAGGGCGCGGACGCCGGCGGCTCGACAACGCTCGGCGAGTATAACGCAAAGCTTCAAATGGCCGACAACCGCTTCTTAAAGGCGGCGCGGTTCGTTGAAAAAGACTACATCGTGCCGCTCGTCCGGATGGTCTTTAAGATCCTCTTTAACCCGAAATTTTTTAATCAAGCGCTGATTGACAGGATCATCGGTCTCCGCGAGGTGGAAGTCGAAACGCCCGACCCCATGACCGGCGCCATGAGGAAGACCACGACGAAGGTGCCGAAGCTTGATTTCAATAAGATCGCATCCCAAGGCGATATGGCCTATGACTTTAAAGCTGTCGGCATCACGCAGTTTGTTTCGCGCCTTGAGCTGCAGCAGAAGCTTCGCGAGCTCTTGGTCGAGGTCATGAAAGAGCCGAGGCTCTTCATCATGTCCCGTCCCCAGGAAATCTTTAAGCGCCTCTTGCAGGCGGCCGAGGTCCCGGACTACCAGGACCTCATCAAGTCAGATCCCGAGATCAAGGCGCTCATGGATCAGATTTTTAACGGGCTTGCCCAGGGCGGAGCGGTGCAACCGGCGGGGATGCCGGCTGTGCCGCCCGGAGCCACGGGGGCCATATGAAGAGGGCAAAGCATATGCCGAAGAAAAAGGGGCTCAGGAAAGTCGAACCGATGCCGAAGGTGAAATCTCGCGCGAAGAAAAAATTCGAGCACCCGGCCGACAACAAGCTAAAAAAGGCCACGCTGAATTACTAGATGGCGCAGACGCGGAAGCAGCTTGAAGAGCGAAAGAATAAGCGCGACCGAATCGCCCAGGTCCTGCGCCAGCCGGGCTGGAAGGACATCGAGGCCATTATTGTTGCCGAAATGGAGCTTGCGACCGAATCGTTGCTTGAAGGCGACGACCCGACCGCTCGCGGAGCGCTGCGCGTCTTGAAAAAAATTTCCGAGCAAATCTCGGATGAGCTTGAGTGGGGCGATGCCGCTCTCAAGAAATTGACCACGTTTGTTAAATCCGATGCGGAATAACATCCGGCAAAGGAAAGGAGAGTAAAAATGGCTGATGCACCGAACGCGGCGGTTCAGGAACCACCGGCTGACCCGTCGCATGCACCGGGCCCGTCTGACCCAGTCCAGACGAAACTCAAAGAGCTGGAAACGGCACTTAAAGAGCGCGATGCGAAGATCCAGGACCTTGAGACCACGCGGGCGACGTTAGAGACTCGCCTGTCCGGCGCTCATAGGCCCGATCCCGCGCCGCAGCAAAACCCGCCTTCCAACGACCAGGAAGCACATCGGACCCAGGAGCGCATTCAGGCGATCCTCGAAAAGTCCCTTGTGGATCCGGCCGCCGCGGCCAAGGAGATGAATAGTCTCCTAGCTGACGTGACGACCCAGGCCTCGAGGAGTGCGGTTATCGAAGCCCAGCGGGCCATGACGTCTCAGAAGACCATCGAAACGCTCAGAAGCGGGGTTAAGTCTTCGCACCCGGAGTTTGACGATGAAGTCGTCGACCTTGTCATGGAGCGGGCGAATGCGCTTGCGACAACCGGACGCTTTAAGACGGCGGAGGACGCTGTCAAAGAGGCGGCCAAGCAAGTGCGCGAAAAGTTCGACAGGTACGCCACTTCAAAAAACGCAGTTCCGCCGCTTCCACCGGCCGCCAACGCGGAAACCGGACACAACCCTTCGCCAGAGAAACCCAAGACCGAAAAGGTCGAGGAGCCTAGCGAATGGCTGCAGAAGCAGCAGAGCGCAAAGCAAAAGAAAATTCTGTGAGGTTTTAAATGGCACAGGCACTCTGGGTCAACGAAGGTTCTTACCTGCGTTCCCCTAAGCTGTCTCAGCAGATGCGGGAACAGGCTGCGCCGATGTTTCTCTGGCGTCAGTTTGTGGACAAAAAGGACGGTCTCGGCAAGAACAACGGCGACACCGTCGAATTCACGAAGCGCCTTCGCATTGATACTCGCGGCGGCACGCTCGTTGAAACGACCACGATGCCGAATAACCGCATCAAGGTCATCAAGGACTCCGTCGTCGTGAACGAGTACGGCAACGGCGTTCCTTACACGCAGAAGCTCGAGACGCTGTCTGAGTTCACGATGCGCTCCGAGTACGAAAAGGGCCTCGTCCAAGACCAGAAAGACACGATGGACGTGGCGGTCGCAACGGTGATGAAGACCGCGAAATTCAAGGCGGTTTGCACGGCGACCACAAAAGCCGGCGTCACGTTCACCACGAACGGAACAGCCACGCTGACGGCGTCGAACAACCCATCGGATAACAACGTCCGCGCGGTCATCGACTACGCCAAAAAGAAGCAGATCCCGAAGCTCGGCAATTACTACATCTACGTCGGAGCGACGGAAGCGATCAGCGGTCTGTACGACTACCTTCAGTCGGTCGCGCAGTACGCGGATCCCGAATTCCGCTTCAACGACGAGATCGGCCGCTACTACGGCGCCCGTGTGGTTGAGGACAACAACGTCCTCTCCAACACCATCGGCAACGGCTCGGCTTATGGCGAGGCGGTTCTTTTCGGCGAAGAGGCGGTCTGCGAAGCCGTCGCGCTGCCCGAAGAGCTCCGTTATGAGGAGACCGACATGGGCCGCTCAAAGAAGCTCGGATGGTACGCCATCCTCGGCTTTAAGAAGATCTGGGATCTGACGACGGATGATCTGAACTCGACCGGCAAGGGCATCGAGCGCATCATTCACGTCACGTCCGCTTAAAAAGGGGGCATCTGACCATGTCTCAATACTCTGACCCGCGCTTCGGCGTGGCCCAGACCCTGCCGCTGAACGAAAGCGGCGCCATCAACGGAACCTCGGCGTCTGCCGTGGAGCTCGGCCGGTTGACCGTCATGGGTAACGTGACGCTAACCGACTGGAATCTCCGCGTGAAGACGGGCGGTACCGCGGCGCAGGCGAGCATCCTGATCGGCTATTCACTCGCCGGGACGGGTGCTTTCACGGCCATTGGCACGGCGGCCCTCGGCACGAATGCTGACAGCACGATTATCGACGCAGCGCTCACGGAAACCAACCTGAGCGCCGGCGATGACATCGTCTATCAGAAGACGGCCGCGACGAGTGCCGCTGCGCACAACGTGCAGCCCGTGGTGCATTACCGCGAGCGGTTCGTCCAGGCGTAAAGAAAGATGGAGGAGGCCGGGGGCGATTCAGGGTCCGGACCCGGAGGACCCCCGGCTGAATCCAACTAAGGAACGCGAATGAAGAAAGTATTGATTTCTAGATTCGGAGCCTATGGGGACCATTTGCACGCGTCCCACTTGCCGCGCCTTTTAAAAGAGCGCGAAGGCTTCGATTATGTCGCGTTCGAGTACAACACGAAGGGCGCTGAGATTTACGAAAATAATCCCTTCATCGACGAGCATATCTTCTTTGAGCCGGCGTCTGAGCCCGTCCGGCGGATGCCGTTCCATATGCTGGAAAAGCGCTGGGCGGTTTTGTCGCAAGGGTATGACCGCTTCATTAACCTCCGAAACTCGATCGAGTACGCCTATATCGCGATGGAAGACCAGGCCGACTACTACATGAGCGACGAGCACCGGCGGGCGAAATTCGGCGGCCACAATTACTACGACCAGACGACGATCTGGGCTGGGTATCCGCAGCACGTCGGCGTGGTCGGGGAATTATATTTCAGCGAGGAAGAGGAGGCGATTGTCCAAAAGCTTTACAGGCGCGAGTATTCAGGAAAATTCGTCGTCATCGCCAATCTTTCAGGCACGTCGAAACATAAGCTCTTTTACAACGCCGAGGCCATCGTCAAGCAATTCCTCGCCTGGCACTCCGACGCCGTCTGCATCACGGTCGGCGATGAGGATTGCCGTAACGTGGTTGAGTTCAAAGGCGAGCGGATCATAAACCGCTGCGGCAATTTCAACGAAAAAGGCGAGTACGAAGGCGGCACGCGCTACCCCTTCCGCCAGGCGATGCTCATGACAAAGTACGCGGGCGCCGTCGTCGGCTGCGAATCGGGCCTCATGGTCGCGGCAACGCTTCTCGGGGCGCCGACCGTGCAGCTTATGACCGCAGCCTCGATCAAAAACCACGGTGGAGACTTCCCGAATGACCTTTCAATCCAGTCGCCGGCCGCGTGTTCGCCCTGCCACAAGGGGCCTTACGAGTACATCGGCTGCCCGACCTTCGAGCACCTGGGCTTAAAGTACCCCATCTGCATCAAATTCGACCCGAATCAGGTCCTTTCGCGCCTGGAAATGGCCTACCAGCGGTGGAGTGACCGGCGAGACAGGGTCCTAACCGCTTTAAATGAGGCGGCGTTCGCATCGTGATTCTCGCAGAGCCTCCCAAGCGCTTAAAAGCCCAAAGCTGCCCGTTCTGCGGCTCTTTTCAAGACGTCATTGTGAACGGGCACTACCCGAACCCGGCGAAGCCAGACGGGGCAGAGATAGTGATTTCAAAGGACCTCGGGTATTCGTTCTGTAACTGCAAGAACGTATTTTTTACCGACTGGCTGAATATCGAGCTCGGAACGTACAACGATCAATACGTCCAACGCTACCAAAGCCCACAGACGAACGCCTTGCTCAGGCGATACGTCTCCCATTTTTGGCCTTATTTCCACAAGGCGAAAAGTATCCTCGATATCGGTGCCGTGAACGATGGGATTTTAGACGAAGCACGCGACCGGGGCCTTGCCGCGGCGGGATGGGACATTGCCGAGCGTGAATCAAGGCATCCTATGATTTTTGGAAACTTTGAGACGAAGGAAACAGACGAGACCTTTGACCTGATTACGGCAAGCCATATCTTCGAGCATTTCAAAGACCCGATTGCGGCGCTTGAGAAGTGCCACAGGCTTCTGAATCCTGGCGGCCGGATTTTTATCGCGATGCCCGACCCTTTCTTCATCAACTGGGCAAACCCTTATACCTGGGGGCATTGGCACGTCCGCGAACACCACATCATGTGGGACCTGGACTCCTTCGCAAATGAAATGACGAAGGCCGGCTTCCGCGTGCTCTTTAAAAGGCACAACATCGACATGACCTTCATCTGCAACGGGGATTTTCACATAAGCGGGGAAAAGGTCTGATGGCGATCATCCTTGTGAACCGCTACCAGAAGGTCGTGCGGGCCGACAGGCGGTTCGGAAAGCCGTGGCTCGGGCATAAGTTCCACAACGGCGAGGATACGGTGCATGAGCTTCGCTGCTGGATCTGCGGCGACTGGTTTAATTACTCGAAAAAGGATGCCGAACGCCTGAAAAGCCAAGGCCGCTGGGACTATGCAAAACAGCGTGCAAAACATTGCGGGTCCGAGCATTGCCAGGAGTGGAACCGCCGCTATGAGGCCCACCAGGCCCGAGTCGCCGACGAGTCGCGCGATTATCATGTCGCGCTTTTTAAGCGGCTACGCAAAAAGGGGCTTGTTGCGTGAGATACCTGATCGTGCGGCTTGGGGGATACGGCGACTGCCTCATCGTGACGCCTCTTTTTTCGTACCTCAAAAACCTTGGCCATGAAGTCTATGTCCTTACGTCCGAGCAGGGGATGGAAGTCTTTAAGGAAAACCCGCACATCGACCGTCTGATCTATCACGAGCGCCACAGCGTGGAGAATGCGGAGCTTGAGGAATATTTCCGCAAGGTCCAGGCCGAAAACGCCTGCGACGAGCTCATTGACCTTTGCGAATCGCTCGAGGAAAAGCACCTTTTTCACCCGACCAACCCGCAATACAACTACCCAAAGAATGAGCGCATGGCGGTCGGCAACGTGAACTTTTATGACTCGATGTTCGAGAGTGCCGGCTTTTCCGTGACCGGGCGCCTGCCTGAAATGTATTTTGCTGAAGCTGAGGAAGAAGCCTTTCAGAGAAACCGCGAGGCGTTCCTCGGGAAGTTCCTTGTGGTCTGGTGCCTTTCAGGGTCCTCGCTTCACAAGGCCTACCCGTATACGCATATCGTGATGCAAGAAATCATCAAAAAGCACCCAGACGTCGTCTTTGTGACCGTGGGAGATGAAGCCTGCCAGATCCTTGAGCTTGCGCTCCAACACGAACAGGTGATCCACAAGTCCGGCAAGTGGAGCTTCCGCGAGACCGCACTTGCCTGTAAATACGCCTCGCTTGTAGTCGCGCCGGAGACGGGCGTGATTCACCTGGCAGGCTGCTTCGACACGCCGAAGTTTTGCTTCCTCACCCACACGACCCGCGAATGCGTGACGAAGTATTTTAAGAACGACTATTCGTTGCAGGCCGACGTGGCGTGCTCGCCTTGTTTTCGCATCATCTACGAGGCGGCCGAGCAATGCCCGATTGAGCACGAAGCCTATGCGCCATTTTGCACGGCCATGGGATTTGCGCCTATTAAACTCATTCGGCTTTTTGACCGGATTTACGACGAGCAGGCGGTGGCCGCATGAGCGAGGATAAGGTGCTTTGCCGCATCTGCGGAAAGTCACAAGTCACAAAATACGCGATTACCGATCTCGCCGGCATTCAGGATGACTGGTTTCATTGCTTCTGCGGGACGGTCTTCCGGGATGCTGTGATTAATAAAAACCTCTTCAACGCCGAATACCTGGCCAAATGGGCGGATAAAAAGGGCTTTGACCTAAGAAGCGAGTACCTTCTGCGCCTTTATATTCCGCTCATCGAAGAGATTATTTACGGCCGGAAGTTTTTGGATGTCGGGTTCGGGGTCCCCTACAACATCCTGAATTTGAAGGACCGCGGCTGGATTGCAACCGGAGTCGATCTGATCCCGAACGACTTCATTCAGGATGACTTCGAGGTCTTTGAGTTTGGGGACAAATTTAACTTCATTCTCATGGGTCACGTGCTTGAGTCCTTCCGTGATCCGGTCGGCGCCTTAAAACGCGCCTATAACTTACTCGACCGGGACGGCGTTCTCCTCATCACGCATCCGGCGCCCGAGCTCATTCATTACCTCGGGCTTTCTGGCTTCGGGCATTGGGACAACACTTTTTCTACGACCTTTATCTCGGATAAAGAGCTGAAACGCCTGGCCCTGGGCATCGGGTTTGAAGTGGTGCTATCCCGGATCAACTTCTCTCAAAGATTCCTCTCCTGGAATAACCGGCACATGATCCTTCAGAGGAAGTATTAAATGGCCAAGCTCACGACCCTTGAGATTTACAACGGCATTCTCAGAAACTGCGGCGAGCAGACCGTCGCGTCGCTTGCATCGCTCTCGGCCGGCCTTCAGACCGTCGCCTGGGACAAGCTTTCCGAGGCGCTTGTCGAGATTTGCACCGATCAAAACACGCGCTGGCAGTTCTTGGAAGCCTTCGGCATCGTCACACTTTCGACGAATAATTACCGTTACCTGATCTCATCGCTCACAACCCCGAGCGCTGGCTCGGATATGCAGCGCGAGGACCGCGAAAGCTTTATTCAGCCGGACTCCGGAAATCG